TCAAGTCTACAGGCTATAACGTGATAGAGGTCAAGGTCGGCGGTGGCGCGCAGGACAAGGACATGTACATGAACCACCGGGTCGAGTTGTGGGGTAGGATGCGCGACTGGCTACCAAACGCCTCACTACCTAATGACAAAGGGTTGCTCGATGACCTGACAGCACCGATGTATGAGTACAGCCTGAAGGGTCAGTTGAAGCTGGAGCCGAAGGACAAGATGAAGAAACGCGGCCACGCATCCCCAGACAGTGCTGACGCCCTGGCGATGACGTTCAGCAGGACGATTGGTCGTAAGGATAGCAGCTTGACCCAGAGGCGCAGAAGGGGTAGAGTTGCTTCAGGATTAGATTATGAAGTCCTTAGTTAATTCTCCCTGGTGAAAACTTAACCCGAATGCTATTGCGTTCGGGTTCTTTTTCGGTTACACTGTTGTAATATTGTCACTCCCTGTTGCAACAAGGATACACTTTCATGGGCTTTCTTATGCCAAAAGCGCCGAAGATGCCAGCGCCACCACCACCACCTTTACCACCTACACAGTCAGACGCGGAAGTTCAAGACGCCGCGTTGAAGACCCGCCGCCAACGCAGTCTTGCGTCAGGTCGAGCGTCGAACGTCCTAACGGGCGGTCAAGGTGTGTTGTCTACTGCTGATGACAGCAGTAAAGCTAAGACGTTGTTAGGGGGTTAAGATGGGTGCTGTAATAAAACCAATCAAGAAGGCTGTAGGCGGAGGGAGTAAACCTAAAGCCGCGCCTGTCGCTGCCCCCGCCGCTGCGCCTGTTGAGGCTAAAGTGTCGGAGGTCAATAAACGTGAGACGGACAAAGCGCGTAGAAGCGGAGCGCAGTCCAGAGCGAGGTCGTCATCGACCACGCTGTTAGGTGACGCAACCACAGTAGGTCAGTTCTCGTCTAAGAAACTCTTAGGACAATAATTCATGGATATAGCGGCAAAAGTTATCAAGCGGTACGACCAGCTTGAGAGCGAACGCGGTACTTGGGAGAGCCACTGGCAAGAGATTGCTGAACGTGTGCTTCCTCGTTATCACAACAGTTTCCAACGTAACACCGCAGACATCAACCGTGGTGAGAAGCGCACGGAGAAGATGTTTGATAGTACAGCGGCGCTAGGACTAGAGCGTTTTGCTGCGGCTATGGAGAGTATGCTCACACCACGTAACCAGAAGTGGCATAGACTGAAAGCATCGGATGACGCACTCAACAAAGACCGAGACACCAAGCTCTGGTTCGAGCAAGCAACCAACCTTCTTTTTAAAGCGCGGTACGCCCCTAAAGCTAATTACGCCTCCCAACAGCACGAGATTTACATTGGACTTGGTGCTTTTGGCACTGGGGCTATGTTTATCGATAATCATGATGATGGGGGTCTTCGCTATAACTCTGTTGACCTGAGAGAGATACTGTTCGATATGAGCCACCAAGGTTCAGTTGACACAGCCTATCGCAAGTTCACCTTGACAGCGAGACAGATGCAACAGCGCGTGGACGTTGGACGGTGGGACAGCATCCCAGACGCCGCGTCTAAAGCTGCAAAGGAACACCCAGATAAGAAGTTCGACATCATCCATTGTGTGATGCCACGGGCTGAAGTAGACCACAACAAGAAAGACTTTAGAGGTAAACCCTTCGCCTCGTATTACGTTGCGTGTGAAGGTAAGGAGCTACTCAGTGAGGGTGGCTTCAACACATTCCCTTATCCTATTAGCCGTTACGTGACAGGTCCAGGTGAGGTCTACGGGCGCTCACCTGCTATGATGTCACTACCATCTATCAAGGTGCTGAACGAGCAGAAGAAGACTATGTTGACGCAGGGCCATAGGGTTGTGAACCCTGTCTTGCTGTCACACGATGATGGCGTGTTAGATACGTTCTCGATGAAACCAGGGGCGATGAACCCTGGTGGCGTGAGTGCTGAAGGTCGGGCGCTAGTGCATACACTACCGACAGGCAACCTCGCTGCGGGTCAAGAGCTTATGGACATGGAGCGTAGCGTCATCAACGATGCGTTCTTAGTCAGCCTATTCCAGATACTCGTTGAGACACCAGCGATGACCGCGACAGAGGTACTGGAGCGAGCCAGAGAGAAGGGTGCTTTGTTATCCCCGACGATGGGTCGTCAACAGTCTGAGATGTTAGGACCGATGATTGAGCGTGAGCTTGACCTGATGGTGCAACAAGGAATGCTCCCTGAGATGTCACCGATGCTGCAAGAGGCAGAGGGTGAGTTCGAGATCGAGTATGACAGTCCTCTGAGCCGTTCTCAGAGGGCAGAGGAAGCCGCAGGTTGGCTCCGCACGTTGGAGGCTGCTATCGCCTACGCCAACACGACACAGGACTTAGGTGTGCTTGACCAGTTCAACACAGATGTCATCTATCCAGCCTTAGCTGAGATTAACGCCGTACCTGCATCATGGATGCGTGGCGCGGAGGAAGTGGCACAACTCAGAGAGCAACGCGCTCAACAACAGCAGATGCAACAAATGGTCGATGCAGCGCCAGCCGCAGCAGGTGTGATGAAGCAACTGGGTGGTAGATGATAGATAAAGCAAGAGAGTTCCTACGGACACGCGGGCAGAAGTACCGCTCGACGTTCGCAGGTGTCAACGGTGAGGCAGTGTTGGACGACTTGGCTAAGTTCTGTAGAGCCAATGAGAGTACGTTCCACACCGACCCACGGGTTGAAGGTATTATGCAAGGCCGACGAGAGGTGTGGTTAAGGATCGCCAATCACCTGAACATGTCGGAAGATGAATTGTGGTCCCATTTTAATAGTTAGAAGGAACGTCATTTTATGAGCGAAGAAGCCCAAGCTGCCCCGGAAGGACAAGCAGCAGAAGCAGCAGCCCCAGAAGCAGGACAAGCCGCACCAGAAGCATCTACAGTAAACCAAGACCCTTGGATCAGCAGCGTAGAGAACGCAGACACGAAAGCGTGGGCCGAAAGTAAGGGTCTACAGAACGGGTCTTTTGAGAATGTTCTCGGTAGCTACCACAACTTAGAGAAGTTGATGGGCGCAGACAAGGCAGGACGAACAGTTACCTTACTTGGTGATGATGCTTCAGACGCAGATAGAAATGAGTTCTATGGTAAATTGGGACGACCAGAAGACGCAGCCGGTTACGGGATACAAGTACCAGAAGGCGGTGACAGTACTTTCGCAGAGTGGGCAGGGGCGACCTTCCACGAGGCGGGTTTAAGTAAGGCTCAAGCGGATCAGATCACTGAGCAGTGGGGCAAGTTCGCAGGTGGTATGGAACAGTCTAACTCTGACGCTGAGGCTATGTCAGCAGTTGACGCTGAAGCTGATCTCCGTAAGGAGTGGGGCGCAGCCTTTGACCAGAAGGTCCAAGGTATCAACGCCGCCGCAGAGCAGTTAGGTTTCACTGAGGGGCAACTTGAAGGGTTGCGTAACTCAATGGGTCCAGTCGAGGCTATGAAGTTTGTGGATAAACTTAATTCACAGATTGGTGACGATGTGGTAGACTTAGGCGAAGCGAAAGCATCTGGACTGAGAACGCCAGAACAAGCCCAACAAGAGATGAGTGAGTTGAGTATGAACAAAGAGTTCATGGACGCTTGGCTTAATAAACAACACCCAGGCCATGAGGCTGCTGTGAATAAAAAGACAGATCTAGCCCGCATGTCGGCAGGTGAAGTATGAAGCAGACCCGACTAGAGGCTCTTAAACTAGCCGTCTGTCACGGCCTGGAAGAGGCGGGTACTTTATTGGTAGCCGCCGCCTACCACGACTATATTGAGGTGGGCATGGATAAGAACAAAAAGAAAGCCTTAGAGCAACGTGTTCTAAGGGCCAAGCAAAAGGATAAGTGATATGCCCTACGGAAAAGGTACTTACGGAAAAACAGTAGGAAGACCACCAAAGAAGCCTACTACAAGACCTACTAAAAAATCAGCCAGCACAAAGAAGAAATAGCTGCGGTAATTAACTAGTTGCATTTCAGCAACAAGTGTGACATTATTACACCATAGCGCATCATGTGATGTCGAACAGGCTATGTGGATAACCAGCAATGGCCCACGATACAGCCTTAGTAGTGGCCCCTTTTGGACAAGCCTTTCAGCTAAGTAATTTTAACTGAACCCTAAAGGAGGACACTATGTCCAATGAAATCCTAGACTGGTCAGTGATTGACTATAAAAGCACTGTTGAGCATCTGCTTCAACAGCGTGGTTCCAAGTTCCGTGGTGCTGTTATGGAAGACAGTTATCATGGTAAGTCTGGTGCCGCAGTCAATCAGATTGGTGCAGTGAACGCTCAGGCGCGCACAACCCGTCATGCTGACACCCCATTAATTGAAACACCTCACGATAAACGCTGGGTATTCCCAACGGATTACGAGTGGGCTGACTTGATTGATGATCAAGACAAACTTCGCGTTATTGCCGATCCTACCTCACCATACGCCA